GTCATCGGACTGGAAAACAACCTCACGTTGTTCAAATGTTCCTGTTCCTACACCTGTATTCAATTCTAATGTATAACTGGATTGAATCATAACATCATCGATATCCTCAACACCAGTATCGATAAGTTCTTGTGAGTATTTGAATTTCTCAAGTTCCAATTCATAGAAGAATGGTATCTTACGACCCAGCATAAAGAAGTCTTTGGTTTGATTGGTAAATTTAATTTCAAACAATTCACCTGTGCCATTCAAAAATGGAACATAAATCAAATCACCTTCTCTAGGTCTCGTAAATGTATTTTGTGGAACACGTTGAGAGAAAGAACGTTTTGATAGTATAATACTAACATTGTTTTTAATCTCTAAACCAAATTTGGAGAAGAATTCTTTTTCTCCTTCATATTCCATAGAACTTGATAGGTAGAATTCAATTGGAAACGCAGAGCTAAATTTCTTTACAGGATCTTCACCGTATAAAATGTCTCTATCGGTTTCATTTTCAATAGGTAAATAATAGGCGTCAAAACCCATAATCTTGATTGACTCAACAATCAAGTCCTCGATTACCCTTTGTTCAGCAAGAGAATTATAATTATTGAAATAAACCGATGTTGCCATATTAGTTCATAAACATTTCTAGTGGTGCACCATACTTGTCACCGATTTCTGCATGTAGAGCATCGATTTCTTCTTTGGCTTCATTGTAAATTTTGTCGCCATTGAGTTTGACTCCGCCAGGTAATTGAATACCATCAAACTTTTTAAGGTTATTACCCCAAGAACGTTTGATAAGTGCCGTTGCATATTCTTTTAACCAACGGTCATTCCAGGCTTGTGTGTAAACATCTGGATCAATAACCGCATAACATTCTGCAATAACTGTTGTTCCTATAGGAGCTTCACTATGACCCCATGCCCAATCTATATACAATCTTTGCATATGTCTTTGGAACCTAATAGGAACTTCACCTGTAAACAACTGTTCCAACATACGTAGGTGTTGTAATGTTAGTGTATAGTTGATGTAGGAAGCGGATGTGAAATCATACAATTCATTCAAACGAAGTTGGTATCTCAAATCAAACATATTGATTGAGGATAATGAATCTTGTATGGGGAAAATTCTAGTTATACCAGCAATTTGTAGGGCGTTATTAGAGGAATCTTTTGCTTCTGATAAGTCTAGATATTTGTTATCAATATCTGTTTGGTCTAATTTTTTGATGTAGTAAACCTTTTGTAACCCATCAAAATGGTAATCTTGCCAGTATTGCAAAGCATCGTCAATACGATCCTCAACCTGGTCGTCATCAACGTTGATTTCGATTACAGGAAAACCTAGTCTACGCAGACAATAATCTTTAAATGCTGCTCTTGTTGTGATTGGTTGTGTCATTATATCCCCCTATGGGAATATTTATGCTTATTATATCCAGTATTCCCGTTATGTAATTATACCAAATCAGCCTGTCCAATATTGATAATTTGAAACCGTAGTTGTTGATTGTGTTGCCGTTTGTGCGGTTTCCATAATTTTGACGGTTGGCCTGAAACTCAAAGTTATTGCTTCACTCAGTGAATCTTCTAAGACTACTCCCGTTGGCATACTAACATTGAATGGTTTTATTGTTGTAACGGGAGTAACCGACAAAAATATACTTTCAGTTAGTGTATCTTCCAATACCACAGAAGGTTTAAAACTAACAGTTTTTTTAAAAAATGTTGGTACTACTTTGTTTGGCATATTATGATGACTTTACATAGACCAATTGTGTTCGCAATACAGTTCCATTACTCACTATTGTTCCTGTTCTCAATCCAATATATGATGATCCATCTATTGTATAAATTGCGTCAGGAACATGATACAAATCCAAATCTATATTATTTTGTAAACTCATGCTTTTAAACAAATTTTTCAAATAACCACCAGAATTTGTAGTTCTATACAGACGTATATACATTGGTGTAGCTTCTGGTATAATAGCATTTGTTGAACTATCAGAAGTTAATCCTCCATACAATACTTGAGTAGTAGAGGAATCTGCGTAAATAGGAGTAAATATAGTGGCATGTAATGATTGTGGATCCGCTGTTCCTAGCCAACTGATGTTTTCAGTATATGTTGTGCTTGGTGAACTAACTGATGTGCTGTAGTTGGTAGGATAGTTGGCTGAAACACTGATTGGATTAAGGGGCTCATATTTATAATAAATGTATGCATATGATGTATTATATGCTGATCCTGTGACAGGATTAACTAATGTTGAAGTGGATGAAGATGCTGGATTCGTTGCTCTAATTACATTTACAGCGGAACCAACTGTTCCAGCTGTTGTATCTATTCTTCTCATAACAGTCCAATATCCAGAAGTATCATAAGCTGGAACTCCAACAGTAGCAGTATCAGATCCACTAGCCAGCCATACAGCCACCCAATATGGATTATCATTATAGTTATCTTCCCAAGACTGATTGGTTCTAAGTCCTAAGTGGAACCATGAACCGGAATTGGGTGAGTTTTGCGTGATTACATCTTGTTGTATGTGTATGTATTCACTTGTTGCTGCAATATAATATACTCTAGTAGAAGTATTATAAATTCCTGCTGGTCTTCTATAATCATAACGGTGTGCTACCGTTGACCATGATGTTGGAACGCAACAAGATAATCTTGTGTTGTGCGCTGTCGTGGTGGTTGCGCTGGCCAAACCTACAACATTATGTTCTGAACCATAGTTGCAGTTTGCTAATGTTGATGCATAACCAAAAGACATGAATGGACCATTGTTTAATTGGGCGGAGCTTACTGCACCTTCAATTAAACTAAACCAAACATATGGTAATGCACTTTTACCAGTAGTATTATATAATAGTAAAGTTTCACAACTAGTATTTGCAGATATAACGTTACTAGTTAGTGTTGTTTGATCCGTTTTAACAGTCCAACCACCTGCAACAGAGTTGTCCAATACTGTTGTAATTACCTCATATGAACCAGTGCTTGCGTTATTATATACGGTGCTGCCTGTTACTGATGGTGTTGAGTTTGCAGCGGCCGTAGCAATTGCTCGGACAGCTTTCATCAACTGTTGATTTTGTGACCTTGCGTCACCCATAAGTGTTACTTTACAAAACATCGATTATTCTCCTTCAATCACAATTTGTGATCCTTGATATGCGTTACCATCTTGGTATACTACGGCACTAGATGTTCCAGTGGATGCTAATCTGCCAGTAGTATAATAAACTTTATTATCACTATCATACATTATGCCCGCATCCATAAACACGGGTGTATTTGCAAAACCTTTAACGCCGTATATAGGATATAAACCTTGTTGTTGGTTACCAATATAACATGTTGAAAGTGGAACTTTAGTTGTTTTATTTTTAGAATCTGAAACTAAGTCAGCAGATAAATTGTGTAACCACATATTTGTGGTATTTTCATATTTTGAATTGTCAATTGAATATGCTTTTGGAATATTAAAAACTTGATACTGTGCATCTGGAACACCAGTGGTGTCTGCTGCCGTAGGCAAACATCCTGCCATCATCATAGAATCTGTAAAATATCTGTTCATCCCATTTCTAGCTACATCACAAATTAATGCCATGCCTTGTGTCGTTGGTTGATTCACAAAGAAAATTTTGTCTGTGATAATAACATCAATTGTTCTATCTGTTGCAGTTGCATCAATTAACGTTGTGGATACAGTTGATGCATCAACCGATGTGTTTGCATAGTTGTTTCCAAATTGAACCGCTAATTTAGTTGAACTTGCTGATAATTTAAACCAATGTTCATATGTTGTGTATGCATTGTTTTTCTTTTTATAGTCATTACCAGCTGGATTAGAATATAATGTGTTGCTATTAGTCCACGTTGTTCCTAAAATTGATGAATTTGCACTATCAATATTAGTCAGATTGGTTGGACGTAAAGCTCCATTAGACGTAGCACTAGTCATCGCACCAGTAATAATTGTCTTTAAGTTGGCCAACAGTTCTGTAATAGTTGACGTTGATGTTTGTTTAATTCTTACAAGCATTTATTAATTCCTCTTTTTTTATTTATGAGTATTGCAAGTCAACTTTTAAGTCAGTTGCACCAGTGCCACTAACAATATTAATCGTAAAATAATCTGATGTAGTCATTGCAATATTACAAGAAACGGCTGACATTATATTTGCGTTTGAATTTACTAAAAACAAACCAGCATTGGAACCATTTTTGTAAAGATTAAAAGTAAAATTCGTAGAACTAGATGTTCCCAAATAAGCATATACATTTGAAACGGTAATATTGCTTTTTGGATAATATCTTGCTGTTCCTGTTAATGGTGGTGTAATACTTCCTGGTTGGTTCATTGTTATATATTTACTAGTATTTGCAGCATTATATGCAGCATTTGCTTGTAATCTGGCCCACGAATCTGTTATAGAACCAGTATTATTTGCAGCATTATATGCATCATTAGCTCTATCGAAAGCACCATTTGCAAATGATGCGGTTGTATTTTGAGCTGTATATGATGCATTGGCTGTTACAAAGGCACCATTGGCAAAAGATGCTGTGGTATTTTGTGAATCATAAGATG